ATCTCCTCCCTTGAGCGAGAACTGGAGGAGGCCCTGCGATACGCAACACATCTCCTGACCTCCTACGTCAACCAGTATTGCGACCCTGTGCCAGAGTGGGCACCGCTTCCTGACCTAATTGGCGTACTGACCCAAATCGACAACGCTTCAACGGTAACGGCTGACATTCTGGCTCAATCCCAAGCCGCCGAGGCCCGCATCTCCTCCCTTGAGCGAGAACTGGAGGAGGCGAGGGTGGACACGCGGCGTATTGCCGATAAGTACGATGTTGCCCACCCCTCCCCAGCCCCATCTGCTTCTATGGGGAGGGTGACGGTCAAGGCGTTGCAGTGGGAGGCTTACGGTGGCAGGTGGCGTGCTTCCTCGCCCGGCATCACGGTTCTGAAGTACATCGTCAACCCTGACAAGGGGGGGGACTTCTATGTGTCGGTCAACGGGCAACCGCTAACGGGGAAGTATCCGTCGAGCGACGGCGCGAAGGCGGCAGCCCAATCCCATTTTGCCGCCGCTATTTTCGCCGCCCTTGACTCCCCTCCCATCAAAGCGGGGGAGGCTGTGCCAGCCCGCTCCGCTCTCCAATCCGAGAAAGACCGGGAGGGCGGGAAATGACCGGTCGTCGAGAAGGCAAGCCTCTCAAGCCCAACACCGCCTACGACCCGCTGCTCCGGCAGATCTTCGCCGAGCAGGAGCGGCTCAACGTGTCGACGCGGCAACTGGCCAGCATATCGGGGCTTCCGGCGAGCACCATCGAGGATCTGCGCCACCCCTCAATAGACAAGGGCAAGCACGCCGTTCTGCACCAAGTCAGGCGACTGGCCGAGGCCCTCGACTTCGAATTCCCCGACCGCATGCGAAAGCGTTGACCAGTGCCAGCCCTCGACCGCTTTCGCCCCCACGCACCAGCTGATCGGGCCCACCCTCTGGTGCGCCAGATGTTCGACGAAATGAACGAGCAGCAGTGCTCGCAAGCCACGATGTCGGAGCGATCCGGCATCAACAAGAATACTTTCCGGTCGTGGCGCACCAAGGCCGTGCCACGCATCGACGACCTCGAGGCCTGCCTCAACGTGCTGGGGCTCGAGGTCACCATCAGACCCATAAAGGATCCATTAAGATGAACGACATGCCAACCGGCCAGCAGCAGAAGAGCGCCATGGATGTGGTCGACCTGCTTGTGAGAGCGTGGCCATCCGCCCCCAACCGCACGGTCACCGTCGAGGAGGCTGAGTTGCTCAACGTTACGCTGGTCAGCCTGCTAGACAAGCTCCGCACGGCGGGGGTCGAGATGAACTCGGTCAGCGTCAAGGTCGGATCTAATTGGGTGCATTTTGGCTGACCGGTTCTTTGAGATAAACAAGGACGGCGCCCCGCACATCGCCTGCTCTGCGTGTAGTGCCGTGGAGCAGGCCGGGAGAGCCTCTAGGCAGGGCAAGAACCTGCCGCCTGAAGCCATCACTAAGTTCTTACGCAACAAGGGCTGGACCGTCGGCAGCACGCCCCGCAAGGATCTCTGCCCGGCCTGTACCTCAACCGCTGCTTTCGGTTCTGTCCGCAAGACCGCAATGAAGGAGACGTCCGTGCCTCATGACACCAAGGTTGTCGAGATCAAGCCGAAGCTCAACGGCATCAGCGAACTGCCGCCCCGCGAAATGACCCGCGAGGATCGGCGCATCGTCTTTGCCAAGATCGAGGAAGTGTACCTCGATGAGACCACCGGCTACATCAAGGACTGGAACGACGAACGCGTGGCCAAGGATCTCAGTTGCCCCCGAAAGTGGGTCGAGACCATCCGCGATGAGAATTTTGGTCCGGCGCACGCCGCCCTCAACCCGCAGGTGCTGGTCCTGCTCGATGAGATCGACGGCGCCGTAATTATGGTCAACAAAATTGCCACGGACACAGCGGAATTCAACAAAAAAGTTGCCGACATGGTGACCGAAGCAGCCACCCTCAACACGCGTGCCAGCACTATCCTTACGCAGGTCCAGACCCTGCGGGCAGAGTTGAAGAAGATCACGGGGCGCTAAAATAATGGCTGAACGCAACGCAATTTGGGCTCTCCTCGCCGCTCTGGGTACGGTTTTGCTCGCCTACTTACTCGTTAGTCTCTAGGCTAAACCTCAAAACTTCTAGAAAAGAAAAACATGACATCTAACATACGCGTCGTTGAGTACACAGAACCCGGCATGGATCCCTGCTCTCTTGTCATGAGGCCGATCCCCGCGCTCCGTCTCTCGCGCAAGCTGTGGCAGCTTAAGATCCCCTGCAGTGTCTCTGACATGGACGGGATGCAGCTAGCCACGGCAAAGGAGATCGACGCTCTGATGCGGAAGATCCAGTCCCAATACGGCGACAAGGCGAAGGCACAGGACGAATGAGCAAGTCTCCCAAGACAACCATGAGCGCAGACGACTTCAGGGCGTGGGCGCTGGCTATGGTCGAAAAGGGCATCGTGCAGAGGGAGGCAGACCTCCCCGCCCTGCTTGGGATCACCCGGCAGGGGTTCTGGCTGATGAAAAAGCGTGGCGCCGACTGCAGGACGGATCTCGCCTGCGGGGCGCTCATCATGAAGCGAAAACCATGGTCCAAAACAGCGTCTACGGGCACGGTTACGACGTCGACCTGAGAGCTTTTTGATAGCCCGAAAACGAGCTATTCGACCTGAAAATCAGGGGCCATTTGGCCCCTTTTTTACGTTTTTCGGGCACTGACCTCGGGATCGATGTTAGCAGAGGGCAGAAAAGCCAAAAACGCCAATGTTGGTGATAACATTGATCAAAGTTTCATGGGGGTCGGCTAACACCGCTGGAAGGCCTAAACCCTTGTAAAATAAGATATATATATATGATGATATATCATTGTTATCAATGTTTACTCTATCTCTATGTTCTCTAATATAAGTGTTTTAATAGGGGCCGTAGAAGAGAGGGGCTAACAGCGCCTACATTGCTAACATCGATCTCGCCAAAAAGGGGGTGGTGCGGGGCACGGCGAGAGGGGGGTGCATTGGGTGGCCCGGCGCGCTATATTCGGGGCAACAAAGGAGGCCGATTATGACCCCACGGAAGAAGCCGGAAGATCGCCTGCCACTCGGGCGACCGTCGGACTACAGGCCCGAGTTTTGCGAGACGGCCATTGCGATGGGCCAGAATGGCGCGTCAAAGGTCGACATCGCCGATGCGCTCAACACCACTGTAAAAACTATTTACAATTGGATGGCGCAGTATCCAGATTTTCTACGCGCGATGGAACGTGCCGAGCAGAAAGCTGAGGTCTGGTGGGCAGAGCAAGGCAAGAAAGCTTTGTGGACGCCGGGCTTCAATTCGTCGGTTTGGTCCCGCTCGATGGCTGCCCGTTTTCCTAGGTCGTGGCGCGAGAACAAAAACGTGGAACTCAGCGGTAAGGATGGCGCGCCCATCGAGATGGACGTGACCACGACGCTGAACATCGACCAGCTGTCGACGCGTGCGCTGGAGGCCCTCGAGGAGGCGCTGGAGATCATCGCTGCGGGCGAAGAGATCGACGAGGTGGAGGAAGACGACGATGATGAGGGGGGTAGCCTGCAATGAGGCCGACGTACGAAACTGAGCAGGATAGGGCCCGAGAGGCTCGGGTGGGTCAGTACCTGTCGGACCGGTGGGCGTGTCAGGTATTCAAGCTGAAGCCGTACTACGGGGTGGACTACGCGGTCTTCACCGAGGGCAGGATGCGGGGCGTGATGGAGATCAAGTGCCGCACCTACACCAGCCAGCAGCTGGATGGCATGGGCGGGCTAATCCTGAGCGCTCACAAGTGGGCGAACGCGGCGCAGTGGCATAGCGTCCACAAGATGGCGTTTGTGCTGGCGCTCGATCTGCCCGATGGATTGTTCACGCTGACCATTACGCCGGACGACGCTTGGCCCGTGTACCCTCTGATTTTGGGAGGACGCACTGATCGAGGGGATGAGCACGACGTTGAGCCATGCTGCCTGATTCCGATGTCAGGGTTCGTCCTGCAGGCCTAGCAGGCTGGTGTTGTACGCCGCGAGGCCGAGCTTGATCAGGCGCCGCACGGCGTCGGTCCGCTTGAGCCCCGTCTGAGCAGCGTACTGGTCGATGGCATCGCCCAATCCGGGGCGCACCATGACGTTGACTTGCACGCCGATACCGATTGCGGGGCGGCCCGGGCGGCCTTGTTTTTTTCTCGAATTATTCGCTTGCGTTGTCATGAGCTATCCTCTAGAACAAACCCATAGGCGCAATCAAGTGCCCCAACGCGAATAGGATGCCACCATGACCAACAAGTTTCACAACCACTCGCTCGCCCAGCTTGCCGACCTCTACGGCGACATCGACGTGCAGATCAAGGCGCTGACCGAGGCCAAGGCCGCCGTGCGTGCCGAGTTCGAGGCCCGCAACGCCGACGCTGACCGCATCGACGGCGAGACCTTCTACGTCAACTTCGCCCTGCGCGAGACCAAGACCCTCGACAAGAAGGCCGTCGAGGCTGAGCTTGGCGCCGACTGGATCGCTGCTAACAGCAAGTCTACCGCGTCGGTCGTGCTGACCGTCAACGTCATCAAGGCGGCCCTCGCAAAGCGGGCCTAACCTGCGAGCGCCCGGTGCTGGAGAGCCCGGGCGTTTTTCCATTAGGTCGGACCCTCCCTCTCGACCTAATGCGCGTCCGGTGTACGCAGAACGTGGTCACCGGACGCGCTCCCAGTATTTCGTGCTCCCCGCCTGCTGGGGGTCATGGTGTCGGCGTGCGTTGGACCATCCTGCGTGTGCCGGTTTGCAGCAGGGCTGTTAGACGGTGAGTGAGCCATAACCCCGTCAGCCGGTGGGCGCGTCTCCTGCGCGCCGCGACCGGCACCTTTCATTCGCATGGAATTTGGATAGGGAGCATGCCAGCATACTACAATGAGTTTGACCCGTTCGCAGCAGCGTGGCTGCGCGAACTGATCAAGGCCGGGCAGATAGCGCCGGGGGATGTGGATGAGAGGAGCATAGAAGATGTCACGCCAACTGATCTCAGGTCTTACACTCAGTGCCATTTTTTCGCGGGCATCGGTGTCTGGAGCTACGCGCTCCGTCGCGCCGGTTGGTCCGACGACCGCCCCGTCTGGACCGGATCCTGCCCTTGCCAGCCTTTCAGCGCGGCAGGCAAAGGCGGCGGGTTTGACGACGAGCGGCACCTATGGCCAGCCTTCCATTGGCTCATCTCGCAGTGCAGCCCTCCAGTCGTCCTTGGCGAGCAGGTTGCAAGCAAGGACGGCCTTGCTTGGCTCGACCTTGTACAAGCTGACTTGGAAGGAACGGGATACGCCAGCGGGGCGGTCGATACCTGCGCTGCGGGCGTCGGTGCTCCGCACATCAGACAAAGGCTCTACTGGGTTGGAACACGGCTGGCCGACGCCCAGATCGACGGACGGCGACAAGGGGTCGAGGACGGCTGCGGGCTGCGAAGCGGAGATAGCGCGGAAGGGGCGGCTGGACGATCTGCCATCGACAGCGACGTATCTGGCGGGCTGGCCAACAGCGACCGTGAACGACGCGACGGGCAGCAAGTACGCCTACTCGCAGGGGAACCACGACAAGCCGACGCTGAAGCTACCGGGGATGGTGGAGCTAGCGGGGTGGCCGACTCCAACCGTGGCGGACGACAACAACAGTCGAGTGACGAACGATCCGCAAGCCTACAGCCAACGCCGAATGAACAGGCCGAACGCTTCGGTCAATCTAGCAACCACGGCTCAAGCGTTGGCTGGCTGGCCGACACCAGCGGCCAACACCTACGGGGAGAACTTGGATCTGGAAATGGCGAGACGGGAGCGCCTGAAGGAGCAGCACGGCAACGGCAACGGGGCGGGGATGACCATCGCATTGGCGGCTCAGATGGCAGGTTGGCAAACACCAACAGCGCAGACCCAGCGCAAGAGCAGCCGCGCCATGACACCATCGACGAACAATGGGCGCAGGTCGGGCGGCGGACAGTCGAGCCCTCCGGGGCTGGAGCAGGAAGCCGAACTGAGCATGGGGGTGATAGCGCCGGACGTAGCAGCGTCTGGTCTCCCGGCGAGGTGGCCCACATGGAACGGCCCGGCCCGACTAACGGCCTCTGGCGAGATGCTGACTGGCTCTTCTGCCGGGATGGAAAGTGGCGGCCAGTTGAACCCGGCACATTCCCGCTGGCTCATGGGGCTCCCGCCCGAGTGGGACGACTGCGCGGTTATGGCAATGCACTCAATGCCGAAGCGGCCACGGCGTTCGTCCAAGAAGTGATCAGCGTCGTGGCGACCTGAGATGACCGACAGCACAGAAGTCTGAACTAACCCTCCCACCAGCACACCATAACGGAGAACGGCAAGCATGATCAGCGACGACTACGTCGACAAGCTGTATGCTGAGATTTACAAAAAGGACGTTGAGATCGCCCGCCTCAATGCCGAGGTTGCGCGGCTGCTTGAGCTTATGGAGATGAGCGGGCGGCTGATGACGTTGATGGAGACGCGGGGTCGGCCCGACGCTAAGACAGAACCGAAAACAATGGAGAGTTCTCATGCCTGACGTAGCGGATTACATCGAGCGCGTGCATGATCAGATCGATATGATGCGGATTACAGCCAAGCTGATGCAATCGGCAGAGGATGGCGAAAGGTTCGAGTTGGGGGCGCATGGACCGATCCTGCTCGTCACCTTCGCGGGCATGATGAACAGCATGGCCAACAGCATTCAGGAAAACCTGAAGGATCTCGATCTCGCCATCTCGATCTCGGGGCATCACAAGACGTGAAGCTGGTTCGCCACCCGACCATCGCCAAGCTCACAGGAAGCTCTGCCCCGATTGACGTCGAGGCGGAGCTTGATCGTATCCGCAAGCGCAAGTGCGAACTGTCCCTGTCCGCGTTCGTGAAGCAGTCGTGGTCGATCATCGAGCCCGGACAGGCATACGTCCACGGGTGGCACATAGATTTCGTCTGCTCGCATCTGGAGGCCATCACAAACGGTCACATGCTCGAGGATGGGACGCCGTATAACCGTCTTCTGGTTAACGTTCCGCCCGGGACTATGAAATCGTTGCTCATTGGCGTTTTCTGGCCTGCGTGGGAGTGGGGGCCCCGAAACATGCCGCACCTGCGCTATGTGTGCGCCTCACACTCTCAGGAACTGGCCGTGCGTGACGGGCTCCGCATGCGGAGGCTGGTCCAGTCCGAGTGGTATCAAAAGCACTGGGGCGACCGGGTGAAGCTGACCGGCGACCAGAACCAGAAGACCAAGTTCGAGAACATGGCCACGGGGTTCCGTCAGGCCGCAGCCGCCGGGTCGATCACGGGATCTCGAGGTGACCGCGTGATCATCGACGACCCGCTGTCGGTGGACGACGCCGCGTCGGAGGCGGTGCGTACCAGCACCAACACGTGGTTTCTGGAGGCCGTGCCGACCCGCCTGAACAACCCCAAGTCGTCGGCCATTGTCGTGGTGATGCAGCGCCTGCACGAGGAGGACGTGTCGGGCGTGATCCTCGAGAAGGATCTGGGGTACGATCACATCATGCTGCCCATGCGGTACGACCCGAGCCGCGCTATGCCGACTGTGTTGGGTTACGCCGACCCCCGGGAAATGGACGGGGAGCTTCTGTTCCCGCAGCGGTTCCCCGTCGAGGTGGTCGACCGAGACGAGAAGGCGATGGGCCCATATGCGACCGCTGGGCAATTCCAACAGACGCCAGAGCCTCGAGGCGGCGGCATCATCAAGCGGGAGTGGTGGCAGCTGTGGGATCACGACGTGTACCCCGCCATGGACTATGTCGTGGCCAGCCTCGACACCGCCTACACCGAGAAGACCGAGAACGACATGTCGGCCCTGACCGTGTGGGGGATATTTTCGTCCGACACGGTGGCCACGCCAACCAAGGTGGTGTCCCGAAACGGCACGCTGTACGAGATGGCGATCAATGAGGGGCGCTCCTACGCGGAGCAGCACGCGAGGCTGGTCATGATCTCCGCATGGGCTGACAGGCTCCCCCTGCACGAATTGGTCAACAAGGTTGCCCTAACATGCAAGCGCATGCGTGTGGATCTGCTGCTGGTCGAGGGCAAGGCGTCGGGTATTTCGGTGGCTCAGGAGCTTCGGCGCCTTTACGGGGGCGAAGATTTCGGGGTGCAGCTGATCAACCCCGGGGCTCAGGACAAGATGGCCCGCCTGTATTCGGTTCAGCACCTGTTCGCGGAGGGGATGATCTACGCCCCCGACAGGGCGTGGGCCGATCAGGTGATCACCCAGTGCGCGCAGTTCCCCCGCGCCAAGCACGACGACCTCGTTGATACCGTATCTCAGGCGCTGCGCCACATGCGGACCAATGGCCTGCTGACCAGATCCGCTGAGCATTTGCAGCAGATCGAGGAAAGCTCCCGCGCGAAGCCCGCAATCAAACCCCTTTACGACGTTTGACGGGTTGGGTAGGAAGTGGGGGTTGTTTGATCTCCTCCTTTGAAGCACTCGGCGCGCCCTAACCGGTGCGCCTTTTTTCTTTCGGCACCACGTGCTACCGTTGTCCAAATTTCAGTCGGGAATGCAAACATGGCCTTGACCCCCGGTCTCTCCCCCTCTCTTCGCCTCGTGGACCCTGAGAAGGACGAAACCACCACCCATGTTGGAGACGCCGAAATCGTCGTTGAAGACGCCGACGAAGGGTCTGACACGCCAGACTACGACGAAAAGGGCAACATCCTGAGCATCGAGCACCCCGACGGCTCGATCACGGTGTCGTTGGACGGTCGACCGGTCGAGGATGCGGCCAATGACGACAACCCCGAGGGCTGGTTCGACAATCTGGTCGACAAAATCGACGACATGGAGCTTAGCCGCATTTCTGAGGATCTGCTGCGTGGCGTCGATGAGGACGTCACCAGCCGCACGTCGTGGATCCAAGAGCGCGCCAGCGGGCTGAAGCTGCTTGGCCTGCAGATCGAGCTTCCGACTACGCAGGGAACCACTGATGGCGCCCCTGTGGAGGGGATGAGCCGTGTGCGGCACCCCATGCTGCTGGAAGCCGTGCTGCGCTTTCAGGCCAATGCCCGGTCCGAGTTGCTGCCGACCGACGGCCCGGTGAAGATCCGCGAGGACAACAACAACGCCGACCTCAATTCCGATCAGCTTGCCAGCGCGCTCGAGCTAGACCTGAACCATTACCTGACCTCGACGGCAACGGAGTACTACCCGGACACCGACCGCATGTTGTTCATGCTTGGCTTCGGCGGGTCCGCGTTCAAGAAGATTTACTTCTGTCCGCTGCGCGGTCGACCGGTGTCCGAAAGCGTGGACGCCGATGACCTGATCGTCAACAACTCGGCCACTGACCTCGGCAACGCCAAGCGCATCACCCATCGGATCATGATGCGGGCGAGCACCGTCCGCCGGATGCAGATCCTCGGTGTGTACAAGGACGAAGACCTGTCGACGCCCAACGAGCAGAAGCAGGACAGCGTCCGCGATCAGAAGAAGGCCATTCAGGGCATCATGCCCAACTCAATTCGCCCGGATGACCGAGATCGCGAGATCTACGAGATCTACTGCGAGTTGGATATCCGTGGGTTTGAGCACAAGCGTAAGGGAAAGGTTACGGGTTTAGAGATCCCGTACATTGTTACCGTCGACGTGTCGTCCCGCAAGGTGCTGTCCGTCGTCCGGAACTACGACGAAGAAACCAAGGAATTGCCCAAGGCCCGGCAGAACTTCGTGGCTTACCAGTTTGTGCCCGGTCTGGGGTTTTACGGCATCGGGCTGCTGCACATTCTCGGCAATACCACCAACGCCGTCACCGCCGCGTGGCGTGAGATGCTGGACGCTGGCATGTTCGCCAGCTTCCCCGGCTTCCTGATGGCCGACACGGGCGCCCGCCAGAACACCAACATCTTTAGAGTTCCGCCCGGTGGCGGTGCGCTGGTGAAGACGGGCGGCATGCCTATTGGCCAAGCCATCATGCCCCTGCCGTACAAGGAGCCGTCTCAGGCGCTGATGGCTCTAGTCGAGAACATGGCCCAGACGGGCATGCGGATCGGCGGCACATCCGAGATGCAGGTTGGAGAGGGTCGCGCCGATGCTCCGGTCGGCACCACGCTGGCCATGATCGAGCAGTCCACCAAGGTGCTGAACTCGGTCCACAAGCGCATGCACGCGGCTCAGGCGCAGGAATTCACCCTGCTGGCGCGGTGCTTCAAGGAGCACCCGGAAAGCTTCTGGCAGACCAACAATCGCCCGGCATACCCGTGGGACGAACAGACGTTCCTGATGGCGCTGGAATACGTCGACGGGCTGATGGTGCCGCAGGCGGACCCCAATACCTCCAGCCACGCTCAGCGCGTGATGAAGATCATGGCGCTGAAGCAGCTTCAGGCGGCGAACCCGACTATGTACGACCCCATCGCGGTCGACAGGGCGGCGCTGCAGGCGATTGGCTGGAACAATCCTGAGCAGTTCATGGCTCCGCCCTCGGCTCAGGGCAAGCCTCCGCCGGAAATGCAGCAGGCAATTGCCAAGGCTCAGGTCGAGAAGCAGGACGCTGACACCAAGGCGTTCGCGGCCAAGTCCAAGGCTCAGACGGACATGATCCGGGCTCAGGCTGAGATGGCCAAGGCCCAGCAGCAGCCCGCGCAGGGCACCGGTCTGGCGCCGCAGGATCCGTTCAAGGAAAAGCAGCTTGCCCTGAAGGAGCAGCAGATGCAGTTCCAGCAGGCCCGCGCTGCGGCTGATGATCAGAACCGTGATTTGGACAGGCAGGCTGACATAACCTTGGAGAAGATGCGGCTTGAGGGGGATGCCATCAAAGCGTCGTCCGAGCAGGCCCACAAGCGCGGGCTGGCTGGCGACAAGATCTTGGCCGAGCACATCCGCCACGCCCACGAGATGTCTGCCCGCACCTCTGGCGAAGGCACCGAGATATGAAGAAGATCACCCGCAGGGCCCTCCTGACTGCAAAGGCATATCGCCCCGGGAAGGCGAGCGGGGGGTATGCTGACGGTGGGTCACCAATTGATGCTTTGAAGCCTGTTGGAAAAAACAACGCAGGTATCCCCGAAAACGAAGCTGTCGAAAATCCTCTGCCTCGTGCGGAATATCCGTATGGACTTGTAACCCCTGCTAAGCAGTCTTTCTCTGAGGGCTTGATAAAAGCCGTAAACAAAGCGCATTCTAGCGCTACTCAGATGGAAATACCAATTGATCAAATTGTAACAGACCAAAATGTTATTGGTAAATCAAAACTATATAATCCAAGCTCCGAAACTGTTTTTATTGAGAAGATAGGCAATACACATCACCTCCGCGACGGAAACCACCGTGTTGCCGCTGCATTTCTTCGTGGGGATAGGACTGTCTCCGCAAAAGTTGCAGACATGAATGATGCCATCAAGGCTAGCGGCAGGGCATTTGACCCCGAAACCCTTGACACCCTCTACGGCGCTCGCAAATCCGCAGGCGGTCGCACCGGCTTTGCTGACGGCGGCACGCCCGGAAACCTCCCTGCCCGCGTCGTCAATTTCAAGAATTTCTACTCCCGTGGCGCCGAAGCCGCCCGGCAATTGAGCCAGAAGAAGGGCTCCCCGCAGCAGATGCGCGCCATGCTGGTGAAGGCTGGCGTCAAGCCCGAGGAATTCACCCAGACAGGCTTCGACGAGGCGTTTTCGGGCAAGCCCAGCGTGACCTCAGAGGAGCTATTCCAGCACTTCTATAAAAAGATGCCCAACATCGGTGTGGATAAGTTGTTGAGCGAAGACCACTCCAGCTACGACCCCACCGATCCGGACGCCGAGGAGGCGGCCCAGTTCGAGGATTACACCCTTCCCGGGCATACCAATTACCGCGAGCATCGGTTGAAGCTGCCTGAGACTAACAACAATTTCGAAGAGAACAGGCACTGGCCCGGGCACAAGAATGTGGTGGCCCATATCCGCATGGCTGACCGCATCGAGCCCCCCGACATTAAGGCGGGTGATCGAATAGTCGAAAAGATGCTGTCCGATCCAAACCTCACCCAGTCGCTGGGGACGGAACCCGCCAACTGGGGCAGTGGCGCCCCTGACCTAGCGGTAAGCCGAGGGACCATCACCAAAGAGGAGGCGCAGAACCTGTCCCGCGCTTGGGGTTGGCGCAACAATGCGATGAAGGGCTACAAGCCCCCGCGAGCCTTGCACGTCGAGGAGATCCAGTCTGACTGGGGGCAGGCAGGGCGCAAGCACGGGTTTCAGGATCCAAGCGTTGATGGTCCGTCTGACCCAAACAAGCCGCCGCAGGGCCCCTTTGTCAATTCAACGCAGGGCTGGACCAGCCTCGTGCTCAAGCATGCGCTCACCGAGGCGGTAAACGGCGGCTACAGCAAGCTGGTGTTCTCTCCCGGGCAGGCGAACGCCGATATGTACGACTTCGAAGATGAGGAGCGGGGGAGCGGCATGAAGTCGTTCTACGATCAGATAATCCCGGCCCAGATGAACAAGCTGGTCAAGAGCCTCGACCCCGACCACCCCGGGGTGCAGATGTTCTCGCATGACCTGCCAGCCGATTACACCCACACCCGCGCTGCAGGCTATAAGGGCCACGCCCTCGAGATCACCGACGGCTTGCGGGACGCCGTCAAACAGGGCCTGCCGATGTACAAGGATGGGGGTGAGGTGGAGGGGAAAGAAGGTGGAGATTCGCCAGCCCAAAATGCGGCTGACCATATCGCACTTTTGCTCCGCGAAGACCGCGCCAAGGAAGTCACTGATGACCTGATGGGTCAGGCTGACCCGAAGCGTCTCCATGAGCATTATGAGAGCGGCAACACCGGCATGCAGATGCCGATGGACGAAGATAGCCGCATGGATAGGGCGAAAGCTCTTGGTTTTGACGTAAAAGCATATCGAGGGCAAACCGGAGACCCGGGGGCGTCCTTGAATACTGTTAGGACAGAAGGAAAAACTGCTGGAACGGGGGCTTGGGCAACGTCTGACCCAGATATAGCTGCGACATATTCCGGCAGGGAAAACCCCGTCTCAATCCCCATGATGATTAAATCGGGTGAATATCAAACCCATGACTTTGGTGGAAATTTTTGGGGGGGTGGCCCGGAAGGAAAGACCACTGATGAGTTAGCCCGTGCTTCAAACGCTCGAGGGGTCCAATTCAAAAACATCACTGATGTTGGACCGCATCTTTGGAACCGCGCAAATGTTCAAAAACGAATTCCTGAGACGGCTGACAGTTTTGCCATAAAAGACCCAAAAACAGTCAGGTCGAGGTTTGCCCGGTTTGATCCGCGCTTGGCGCATTTGTCACATCTGAGCGCGGCAACTGGTGGCACGATATCTGAAAAGGCTAACGGCGGGGGCGTTAACCGGCATCTGGTAAATTCCACTAATCCCATGGTACACAAAGCCATGGCTTTGGCCCGCAACCTCACGAGGCGGTAATGGACGACAAGATTTCCCGGGCAATTAACGCGGCCAAGAAGCTTGGTGTCTCGATGAGCTATGCGCGGGGGGGTACGCCTCCGCAGCAGGACATGCATACCATGGCCCGGGCATTGGAGCAGGTGCGCGGCACCAACATCGGGCGTCAGGTCGGCATGTACCAGAACCAGCCCGCTGGTGAGGCTTTGCAGAGCCTGTACGGGGATCTCATGAGCCTTGCCCGGCAAGGGGCGCCGGGGCGCAGGTGGTACGAAAAGTCGAGCAAGCGCATCCTCGACTATTTTCATGGCGACAAGAACGAGGCCGACAAGTTCGCCCAGCTTATCGCCATCTACAGCCCGCAGACGACCGTGCCGGTGAACACCGGCAACGCTATGAAGGCTTACAACCGCGCGCAAGCTGGTGAGCAGCTTTGGAACGGCGACATCATTGATCGTGACAGGACGTTTGGCAGCATCAAAGAGGCGAACGAATACTCGCGCAGCATTGGTGGTGAAGGCGCTGGCATCACCAAAGTGCCGCTCGATGATAGCGGAAAGCGGTTCTTGATCGCTCGGCACAAGCCCGGCAGCTATGAAAACATTGCCACGGCTGACCGCGATCTCAAAGCTCACCTGCTGATGAACGAAAATGTTCCGTTTGAAGGTCGCAAGACCAACAATTTCTGGAACAACCTCATGGTTCACATCGACCCGAAGCGGTTGCAGGGCTCGACGCAGGATTTGTGGATGGCTCACGCCTTCGGTTTCCCGGACACGGCGGTAGGATCTGGTCAGAAGTACACCTTCATGGAGGATATGACCAAGAAGCTGGCCGACGAACTAGGCTGGCGTCCGCATCAGGTGCAGGCGGCGATCTGGACGGCCATTAAGACCCGCATGGAGGGTGCCTCTAACGATGCCAAGCGCGAAGCTGTGAACCGAGGCATGGCGCAGATGGTGCCCGGCAATGGTGGCGCATCTCGGTTTGAGATCCAGCCCGGTCGGGAAGACGATTTTTCCGAGCTTCACCGCGAAATGGCGCTGGGCAAGAAAGTGACCCGCAAGGATATCATCAGCAGCGCCCGAGATTTCTCTGACTTCCTTGATCAAAACCTTGGTTACGTGTCGTGGGAAAGCGCCCCCAGCAAGCAGATTGGCCACCTTAACGGCATTGAGCAGCTTCCTTCGGCGGCAAAGGCCGAATATCACGGCATGGTTTCAAAGGCATTGCAGGACGAAAAGGGTAACGATCTGCTTGCCAAGTTTCTTCGCATCATGTCGCCGGGCGGAGTTGATGCCAGTGGCTATTGGCAAGGCGCTTCCAACCCCCAGACGCATATGATGGCGGGCTCTACTCGCGTTAAAGGCGCGTTGCAGAGCCCCGATATAGACGAATCGTCTAAAAAGATGATGGAGTTATATGCCGCAGCCAAGGGCTTGCTGCATAAACAGGACGGCGTGGGGTATCACCGCCCCTATTACAACCCCAAGGTGACGCAGGCGAACGGCATCGAATTTAACTTCGATAATGATGTCACTCCGGATCATATCGTTCGCCTCGGCAAGCACGTGGATGCGCTTTCCGGTGGCAATGCGGCAGTTATTCCTATAAACAATAGGACTGTTCGCATGCTGAATTTCGGCATTCCGGGCACTGAAAAAGATCAAAGGCCATTCCACAAGGCCATGACGACGGCGGTCCAGAGCGCCTTTCCCACCCACAACAACGCTGATGCCAAGATTTTCGCCTCTGATGGCGATTTGATTGGAAACGATTGGAGTAAAAATCAAAATGGTGAAGATTACATCCGTAAAATTGGCGGGTCCGGACGATCCGATCTTCTCGAATACGTATCAACTGTTCTCGCCCCACGGCTCCAAGAGGTTGACCGCGCCTTCGCCCAAAAACACGGGCTCCAAGTCGACCCCCAAGTCGAAAAAGCAATAGCTACCGCTCACCTGCACCCTCTTGCTGGTGGAAATCCGGCTTCTCAGCTTGCTCCCGCGCCTCAGCCTTTGACGACTGAATCCACGCAGCCTAATATGCCAACCACCCCGCCAAAATTTAAGCGGGGTGGTTCTGTGCATTCAAAATTCGGCACTGATGCTGTCCAGACCGCCGTGAAAATCGCAAGGCAGCTTAAACGGGGACGCCCGTAACCTAGCTAGGAGCATGCTCTTATGAGCGAAATGGCGAAAACGGCCCGCAAGGCTATGAAGGAGAAGGCGCAGGGTCGTGCTGCGCCTACCAAGGGAAGCGTCGACGCTTCTGGCTGGACCGAGCCCACGATGAACACCAACGCGAAGGTGGGTATGCGCCCGATCTCGCGTCGTGCGTTCAAGCAGGGCGGCAAGGTTGATGGTGCGAACGGCGCCCAGCATGCCGGTAAGAAGCCGCGCAAGGGCAAGAACTACGGCGGCGAAATGGGCACGCCTGAGTTTGGCCCCGAAGAGGCTGCACGGATGGCCCGCGAGGCCAAAATTCGCCGCCTCATCGAAGAAGATGAAGCCGAAAATGCCCCGGTTCCGATGCCGCGCCTTAAGCGTGGCACTGCGAAGCCGCCAATGCCGATGCCGCGTCGTGACCGCTTCCTCGATCAGCTGCCCACGGACCGCCCGTTTGCGCCCGAGAAGCGTGGTGGCCGCACCAACCGCAAGGATGGTGGCAAGGCCCTGACCGCCGACAGCCTGATGAACCGCGACCTGAAGGAAGCCAACGAAGAGCGCGGCTATCCCCATACCGGCGGCTACAAGAAGGGCGGCAAGATCCACGAAGACGCCGCCATGGACAAGAAGCTGATCAAGGCCGAGATGTCCAAGCACGGCAAGGTCTGCACTTGCAAGGCCTGTGGCGGGCGTGCGGGCAAGAAGGACGGCGGCCCCATGGACTACCTGAGCCCGGTCGCCATGGCCGTAAAAGACCCCAAGATGCTTTCTCCTGCCGCAATGCTGATGGGCTCAATGGGGAAGAAGAAGGGCGGCAAGGTCCATGAGGATCCGTCGGGGTCGCGCCCGACTGGTGGTCGCATGGCTCGCAAGAGCGGCGGTCGCGCCAAGGGCAAGACCAACATTCACATCAACATCATTGCCGGTGAAAAGCATCCGGAGGGCATGGCGCCTCCGATGGGTATCCCCGGCCCGATGCCGCGCCCGCCTATGCCTGTCGCCCCTCCGATGGCTGGCGGCGCTGGTATGCCTCCCATGGGTCCGCCCCCCGGCCTCATGGGAGGCGCTCCTCCTCCGGGTCACGCCGCTCTCCCTCCGGGTCTCGGCGATCCGCCCCCGGCTATGG